CGGGCAGCCGCGAGGCTCGATTGCGACCGGCTGCCCTGGTGGGTTCGCGGCAAGCCAGGCGGCAGCCCGGCCGCTGATTGCCATGATCTCGCCCACGGTGTGCTGGCCGATGCAATTTCCCATTGCGGCTACTCGCTCCAGCAGCGGGCGCGCTGCGAGTGCTTCGGCAAGTGCCTCGGCGGGCGGGGCGGGCTGGCGGCTGCGGTCGAGGGCGATGGCGGCGCGGATGCCAGCCACGGTTGCCGCACGCTCAGCTCGCTTGGGCCAGTCATCAATCGGGCCTTCGTAGCAATGGTCGCGCTTGGCCAGTCCATAGGCACGCAGCAGCTCCTCATCCGTCGCCTCCCCCGCCGGCTCGGGCTGGGCCAAGGCGGCGGGGGAGGCAAACAAAGGAGTGATAGTTGGATGATAGTTTTCCAACCAAGCTTCACACTGAAAAGAGCTAGGCTCCCCAACGACGGAGGCCGGTTCCCTGCCCTCGGGCACAGCCGGTCCATCCGCCGACAATGCAGCGCAGGCGGCATAGAACGAATCGCTCCACGCAGGCACAGGTCCGTTCGGGTCGGATGCAGGCAGTCGGGCAATCAGCCGCTTCAGTGCGGCGTGGATCGGGTCAGTCATGATTCATCTCCAGGAATAAAGAACTCACAGAAAAACGTGATAATCGACGGCGGCGGGTGGCGGGTGTTGGTGGTGCTCATGCCGTTACCCCCTGCCGCCTGTGCTGCTTCGGCCGGCGGTGCTGCTCCGGCAGCACCTGGCCCTTGATTCGCGCATACCTCGCGTTCACCGCCGCCCAGACTTCCTCGTCCTTGAACTCGAAGTGCACCGTGCCCTTCTTGTATGCACGGAACCGGAAGAAGCCCCACTCATACCACTTACCAGGCCAGAACACACCATCAGCAGGCTTGACGGGTTGGCCCACCTCGTCGTACTTCCGGCCGGTGATGAAACACAGCGCCTTGATCAGGTCCTGGATCTCATCCGCCTGGCTGCCGTAGGTCAGCACCCGTACGTACTCGCCGCACCATGCTGGTTCAGCCATGTAGGACCGGATGAAGCGCCGGTTGAGCATGTAACCCGAGTTGGTCACCCAGCCCTCCACACCGAACCGGTTCCCCTTGGTGTGCTTCGTCAGGCTGTCGATCGCCTGCTCTACCGCACGATCCACCCTGGCCTCTTGCGTGCCGGCGACGATCTGCAGCATCCGGTAGATGTTCCGCTCGGTGAACGGGATCCGGCTCTGTTTCTCCACGAACTGGTTGATGTCCTTGGCCAGCTGCGACGTGGCCAGCTGCGTCGGCAGGAACTCAGCGAAGACGTGTTTCCATGCCGCCTTCTGCAGATCCTTCCTGAACCGGTTGCGCGTTACCGGTGCACCTTCGACGGTGGCCTGTAAGCCCAGCTCCTGGCCGAAGAACCCATCCAGCACGCTGCGCAGCCTGGTGCCGGCCTCCACCTGCTCATCGAAAATCCGGCACGCCTCCACATACCGCTGCACGATGTCACTGCTGCGGCGGTACTGGATCAACCCCTCGCCTTGGGCCTCGATGTCGTCGGGGCCTAGGTAGAAGCCGTCGAACTCATCAGCGCCGCTTACACGTTGGCCAGGCTTGGTGAGCCGCACCAGCCCGACGCTCACCTTGGTGGGACGCTCGGCGGTGGTGAAGCACTCGCCCAGATCGTCCAGGCTGCCGTATGCCTCGATCAGCTTGGCCAGCTGTAGCTGCAGCCCACGGAACACGCCTGAGACGGTGTTCCAGTTGCACAGCGCCACGATCTCGCACCCAGGCGGGGCGATCTCCCAAGCGTGCAAAATGTGGGCCTCGTCCGCCGAGAACGGCGGGTTCATCACGATCAGCTCGATGTGGCTGACCTGATGGGCCTCCACCAGCAGGAAGTCATGCCCCAGGTAGTAACCGCCCCGCAGGCTGGTCAGCATGTCCCGCAGCTGCGGTTCCTTCTCGCACCACAGCACCTCCGCCGCGCCACGCTCCAGGCACTCCCGCACCAGGTTCCCTGAGCCGGCGCTGGGCTCCAGCACCGTCTTGCCCCGCAGGTCGAGCGGGTCGAGCATCTCGGCCGCTACCTCGGGTGGGGTGGGGTAGAAGTCGGGGTTCAGGAAACTCATCCCACCCCCCGCAGATGCAGCGCCTTGCCAGTGCCGCTACACGCACCGCACTCCCGGTAGGTGGTGCCATTGATGCCGGTTGACTTGACCTGCTGGCCGCTGCCGCCGCAGTGACTGCACAGCCCGGTCTCGTTCTCCCAGCAGATGCGGGCCTGTTTCACCTCGTCGGCGGTGATCACAACCCGTTCCAGCTGGCCCAGCGGTGCCCACTTCGGCCGGCCTTTCCGTGGTCCGCGTGAGTAGGTGCCGATCGGCACAGCGCCACGCAGGTAGAACCCCAGGTCGCGGTCAAGGCAGCCATAGATCCGTGGCTGCCAGTCAGCAGGCAGGCCATGTACACGCCGCGCTGCAATGGCGTGGATGTCGGGTGCACTCACCTCCCCACCTCCTGCAGCACACGCCGCAGCAGCTCAGCCATGCTCTCACCAGGCATCAAAAACGCCCTGAGCCGTTCCACTTCCGTAAGCGGAAGCACCACCGTTAAACGGCGGGTTTCTCCTTTTGTCATTGCTTGATCACTCGTTGGTGGTTGTGTAGCCAGCCGCTCCATCGCGGCGATCGTGGAGGGGTCAATCATCAATCGCGCTCCATTCACCGCACCACCGCACCGCAGGGCACCGTGCTGGGTACTGCGGGCTGGTGCTCGGCCTCGGCGCATGACGGCAACACAGATTCACCGTCAAGTTGTCATCACTGGCGCGTCGCCAATAGCGACAGTTGAAACAACTCTGCTGTTCCATTGGCGGGTAACGATCAGCCATCAGCCACCACCCCGCGCAAATACTCCAGCGCCTTCTCATTCCTGTCATAGAAATGCTGATGCGCTTCTGTCCCTAGCAACAACAACCCAGCAAGTTCTGGACCCATCATTGACTCCATCAGCCGGCCAGGTTCGCCCGCCAAGTGAATAGCCCAGCCCGCAATGCAATGCGTGGTGCCGCATGTATGCCAATTGGACATCTGCAGCGCATCAGGTTGTAATGCTGCAGCGGCTACAGCTTTCAGGCGATCAGCTGCATCGGCTGCTATTGGTAGGCCGACGGCATCGCGCAGGTCGGCACCCCGCAGGAAGGCACCCCGCAGGACGGCATCCCGCAGGACGGCATCGCGCAGGACGGCACCCCGCAGGACGGCATCGCGCAGGAAGGCATCGCGCAGGACGGCACCCCGCAGGAAGGCATCGCGCAGGTCGGAATCGCGCAGGTCGGCATCGCGCAGGAAGGCATCGCGCAGGTCGGAATCGCGCAGGTCGGCCCCGACTTTCACCAGTCGCACACCATCAGGTTCGCCGCGCAGCGATTTGGCGTGCAGCTCTAGTTCCTGTGCTGTAATCATTGGTTGTCTCCGTTGTTGGTCTCTGTTGCCACCACCCCGCGCAACGAGCGCAACAGGATCGTGTTCATCCCCGCGCCGTTCAACTGGCCAATCTGTGCATCGATCAGCGCCAGCACCCTGAACCGTTCAGCCATCGTCGCCTCTACCCAAGCAGCCCTCACACGGTCGTCCACAGTGAGGGTCTCCATCGCATGGGCTGTTGCGGTCTCCCGTTGCTCTAGCTCCAGCAGCAACGTGTCGAGCTGCTGCTTTACCTGTGTGATGTTGTCCATGATCAGAACGGCGGATCTTCGTCAGGCACATACCCGCCGCCACCGTTGCTGGCTGGTGCGGCCGGATGGCTCTCGTTGTCACCCTTGCTGCCAAGCAGGCTCAGGCGCTCCACGTTCACCACGAACTTCTGCCGTTTTTCACCGGTCGTCTTGTCCACCCACCGCTCGGTAGACAGCCGACCGGTCACAGCAATCTGGCTGCCCTTCTTCACATAATCAGCCGCGATCTGTGCAGTCTTGCCCCAGATCTTCAACTCAAACCAGTCCGGCTCATCACCTTTCTTGGCAGCATTCACCGCCAAGCTCAGATTGGCAACCATGCTGCCGCTCTCGAAATACTTAAGCTCCGGGTCGCGGCCGGCCCGGCCGACCAAAGTGATCACATTCATGGGATTTCAGTTCTGGAAGTGGATGGTAATCAGTCAGCCCAACCGGCAGGTGCCGGGGCTGTCTCTGCTGGTGCTGGTTCGGCGGTCGCATTGAATGCCGCCACCTTCTCTGCGTCGATGCCGTTGCGCACGATGTAAACCAACGTGTTCTCAGACAGATCCGCCAGGCTGGTATGGGCACCGTCGCTGGCCTTGAGGCATAGCGCCTCGATGCCAGCATTGGTCAGGCCAGCCTTCCTGCACTCCGCCAACGCAGCTGCAGCAGGTGTTGGCGCAGCAGTGTCCGGTGCTGGTGCCGGTGCCGGTGCCTTCAGTGGCTGCACCTTGTACGGCGATCGCTTCTGGCGCGTCACGGTGAGCGCAATCGACAGCGGACTATCCAGATCAGACAAGTGACTAATCCGTATCCCGCCAACCTTGATTCCGCCGTAACTCACCTCAGGGTCACGGAACAACGTCATGCTCCGGCCGATGTAGCCCTTTGCATCAGCACCCCAGGCCGCTACCAGCACCCTGCGCATGCTCTTGCACGGATACCACGGCTTGCCTTGGTCGCCGTCGTAGCTGATCGCTACCGGCTGCTCATTGTTGCCGGCCGCCACCTTCGTAACCACAATCGTCTTCGGCCCAGCAATCAAATCATCACTGGTCAGCTGGTTACTCTTAGCCTCCAGCGTTGGGGTCATGTCCATAATCAGATCACAATCTCCTGTTCAGGTTGGATAACTTCAGTTGGTGGATACTCTTTCGCGATCTGCTGGTACACAACCAACATCCCCGCTAGCTGTTCCTCAGCCGCCTGCGCAGCCAATATCAGCTGCGCAATCGTGATCTCATCACGCTTGCACCGCTTCCGGAATAGGGGCAGTCCAGGTACATACGAAATGAAATCGCACCATGCGCGACCGCTTACCGCTAACCCCGTCATCACCTGCGGCATGTACTCCGCAGGCACCTCATTGGTCAGCAATGACTTGAGGTGCGTCTTAGCCCGTGGTGACTTGATCTCAATGATCCCGTCATCACCCACCAGCCCATCCGGTGAATACCCCAGCGTGATGCCGTTCATCTCGCACGTGATGAATCCGCATTCACGCACGAATCCGTAATGCTCCTGGTACAGGTCGCGGGCATACGGTTCCAGCAGATGGCCCCTTGCCATGTCGTCGTTGTAGAAAGACGACTCGGTGGTGCCGGTGATCCGTTCCGCCAGCAACTGGTACAGCTGCCCACGGCTGGTGTCATTTGATGCAGGCTTGCCTGTTGCCGTGATCAGCCTTGAAATGGCACTGGCGGTGATCATCCCCCGCCGCAGATCATGCCATTCGTCCGTGCCTTGCTCGATGTCGTAGTGGTAGACCGGCTCAGGCATTGGGCACCTCGCGGTCGGGGAGATCCCCCACCTCATTCCAGTCGGGGAGGTCTTCGGATGACGTCCATGCAGTGCCGTCATCGGCTACCGCAAAGATCGCTGTGCCACTTGGGTGACACCCCAGCTGGACAAACTTCCGCTTAACGGTTGCGGGCTGCTCTGGTGCAGGCGCGACGGGCAGGGTGAAGGGGCGGGGGTCTTTGGAGTCGGGTGGGCACCAGTATTCATCTAGGCGCAGATCGGCGATCACTATGTATGCAGGCTCTGGCTGATCAGGGTAGTAAATACGAACATGGCCTTCAATAGTTGCATCCACCTCAGTCGGCGGACACTCTGAGCACAGGATCCACTGCCCTTTTACGCCAGGCAGTTGGCGGGCTTCAGTCGGGTGGGGCATGAGCCTCCTAGGTGGGACCCTGCTACCCTAGCGCAGCAATTCCGGATTTGCAGCGCTCTTGCTCCAAATTGCCATCCCTGCATCACCGGCACACTCTGAGTACAGCCGTACTAAAACCGAACGCACTAAACCGCACCCGCCATGCCGCAGTTCCGGCCTAGCCCCTCAACAGCTCCTCTGCCTCACCAACGCTGCGGGCGATTCCTGCGCAGCCGCCAGATCTGGGCCAACAAGGCCGCGCTAGGACCACTCAGATGCCGCTAGCGGCCAGTCCGCAGGGCTTACCACTCGCACATCAAACCCCACCCTTCGCAGCTCTTGATGGCGATACACCTGTACTGTCCTGGCTTCCTCTCCTGCTCGCTTCACCTCTACGAAGACCGTTGCACGCTCTGGGTGCAGCAGCACCACGTCCGGCATCCCTCCCTTGCTGGTACGCAGCAGCCGCACCGTCGTCCACCCCAGACCCTCCCAGAACTTGATCAATTTCGCTTGAAAATTTGCCTCTAGCGGCCCGGTAGTGCGCAACGGTAAAATCCTCTTTGCCCTTCACCAGTCTGAAGACCTTGCGCTCCATCCCGCCTGCTGCCAGCACCCAATGCACTCGGTTCTCGCGCTCGCGGTTGCAATGGCTGGCCCTATCGCGGCCCTGCAAGTAGCTAAGGGCGGCATAGTCCACGCCCAAAAAAACCAGATCATCGGCAGCGCTTAAATTCACACCTTCACGGCTGGCCTGCACCTGTCCCCGAAACCAGCAGTGCGGACCACTACCGTTAAACTCTTCGGGGCTATCAGTAGTCGTGATCCCTGCACGCTGTAAGACACGATCCAACATCCGGCGCTCTGCATCAAACGTATAAAGGATCGCCACCTTCTTGCCATGCCACTTGGAGGCAATAAACCTCGCCTTGCTGTCATCAGTAATAATTGCGCCATGATTCTCGGTGATCACCGTGCCACTCCACAACTGCCGTAACTTGCTCATAACCTTGGCGCCGGTGTCAGCTAACACCGCGCGGCAGTCAGGCCGACCAATCACCCCATCACGCATGATCCGCTTGGCCATCCGATACGTTCGCCGTCGCATCGGCACATAATGCACTTGCTCGGTGATCTTCTGGCTAAAGCCTGCTTCGGCCTGTGTCATGCGAACCACGAACGATCCCAAATCAGCCATGATCCGCTCTCGGTTGGCGTCGCTGTAATCATTAACCGGCATCGCCATGCCGACATGCTTCTGCCTGACGGTCACATAGTCCCTGGCCCAGGCGTAGAAGTTGCGATACTGCCGCCACGGCGCATGACATGATCGGGATAGCGCAATCTGGTGGTAAAGCTGTGAGTAGCTCTCCGGCGACGGTGTGCCACTCATCAAAATCAAGTAGTCGTGGCTGATCTGCTGCAGATCCTTGAACCGCTTAGAGGGTTTTGGAAACGCGCCGATACCGTGCGCCTCGTCAACGATCAGCAGCTCATAAGAGCGGCCCGCGTACTTATGCAGCTGCTCATAATTGATCACGGACACCATCTCGCTCACACCAATCGCAGCAGCATCAGACTCAATGCTGGCTATGGCTTTTTTCTTGGTGACAATCAGAACAGATCCAGGTGCGTTACCTAGTAGATCTCGCGCAACCTGGAGCACCGTAAAAGTCTTGCCAGTCCTGACTTCACCGGCCAGATACGCTAGCCGCTTGGTGCGTAGGATTGCTAGCAATTCAGCAGCGGCTTGCAGCTGGTCGGGGCGGAGGGTTGGGGTCATGGTGTCATCCCTTAATTGCTTGGCAACTGATTTATCTCTTTGATACCAGAGCACGCAGATAAGACCGTTGCATGATAAATTGGATCACCAGAGCAGTCGAGAACACCAAATCTGTCGCTACTTAAAAACTGTTCAGCGATCCAATCGCTGTCAAATCTGGCATCAACCAACACTTCAAGTTCAAAAGAGAACTTAAGCAGTAGAGTTTTGGTTTTCATGATGGAGTGGTGGTGGAAGAATGGAGGGTTGGGGTCACATCTTCAAGAGTGAAATGGTTGGGGTCTCATTGCTGAAGCCCCCTGCGTATGCGGCGCGTTGCGGACGATGCGTAGCGAAGAGTGGGACGGCAAAGCGTGGCTGCGAATGGTGAGCACAGCCCACCAGACAGCTGATGCTGTGAGCTGGGGTGTGGGCGGGGGCCACTAGGCCCCCTCGTTGATATGCGCTGATCAGCAGAGCGGAGCAGCGATTGGCACAGCGTGGCGCCGATGGGAGCATCTGCGCGGTGGTGTTGCACCCGCTCGGCTTATGCGCCTGCAGCAGGTGATGGGGTGCCCCCAGTGACGGGGGCCGGTGGTTGGCGATGCGGCGCCATGCGTAGCGGCGCGAGGCGCAGGTGGTGGACAATCAGCCCACCAATGAGCCGGAAGCTCAGGGGTGGGGTGTGGGGGCCGAAGCCCCCCGGTGGTTGGCGATGCGACACGGCGCGAGGCGATGCGTGGCGAGGCGTAGCGAAGAGTTGGACGGCGTAGGTGGTCACCGGCGAATCGGCAACACCGAAACCATACCACACCAGTTCCGGAAATGCTGCGGTAGGCTGCCTCAGAACGCTCCACCCCATGAACGGTCCCTTCTCCCAGAACCCCAACCACCAGCTACGTGCTTCCTCCACAGCCATACGCCTATCCCCTGAACTCATGGCGCACGTAGACCGCGAACGCGATCTCGTTGGCCTCTCACGTGCTGCCTTCATCCGCCAGCTCATCGCTGATCACATGCGCCGCGCTGCTCGTTCCGCACGCCGCGGCATCGCCTAACACCTCGCATGCGCTCCATCAACGACCTCACAGCCGGTCGCTGGCCGGAGCTGCTGCAATCCCTTGGCGGCATTTCGCCTGATCAGCTAACCAATAAACACCAGCCATGCCCATCCTGCGGCGGCACCGACCGCTTCCGCTGGGATAACGACGATGGCCCCGGTGGCTGCTACTGCAATCAATGCGGCGGCAAGAACCAGCAGGGCGGCGGCATGACCGGTATGGACCTGCTCCTGCGCGTCACCGGATGGGACTTCAAACAGGCTGTCTCACGCATCGAACAACACCTCGGCCTGCCATCACCCGCCGTGTCCGCACCCAAGAAATCCAAGCGGCCACATCGCACACCAGCCGCACCACCAGTAGGTACACCGCCGCCTTCGCTCGGGCGTGCCGTCGCCCAGTGGTGTTACACCGACGCTGACGGCAACCAGCTGTTCTGGGTGCAGCGCATCCCTAAGCCACCCAAGAACGGCGAACCGCAAAAACTCTTTGTCCAGCGCACCTGGCTTGATAACCAGTGGCATTTCCCCAGCAATGAAGATCCCTTCGACTCCCACTGGCCCGCACCTCGCCCCCTCTACAACCTCCACAAACTCACCGCCAACCCAAACGCTCCGGTCCTAATCACCGAAGGCGAAAAATCAGCCGACGCTGCAGCACCCCTATTCCCTAATCACGTCTGCATCGCCTGGTGTGGTGGTGTCGCAGGCGTACAACACACCGACTGGTCACCCCTCTCAGCTCGCACCGTTACCATCTGGCCCGATAACGACGATCCCGGCCGTCAGTGCATGGCCAAACTCGCGCCACGCCTTCAACGCATCGGCTGCACCGTTTCCATCGTTAACCCCCCACCCAATACCCCACACAAATGGGACCTCGCTGATGCGCCCACCTCATGGACGCCTCAACGCGCCGCTACCGAACTCGCAGCACACGCACGCCTAATCGATACCCTCCCTGATCCTCAGCCCACACCAGATCCAGAACCGGAACACCAAAACCAACCACCCACACCACCGCCAGATATTCCAGACAACGCACCATTCACATGCCTCGGGTTCGATGGTGACTCCTACTACTACCAACCCGGCAACACCGGCCAGGTCATACGCCTCACCGCACCCGGTCACTCCACAAACAACCTCCTGCGCCTAGCCGAACTCCCCTACTGGCAAACCATCTACCCCTCCAAATCCGGCGTTGACTGGCAATCAGCCGTATCCTCGCTCCTCGCTCGCCAAGCACGCACCGGTGTCTACTCCCCCGATCGCATCCGCGGTCGTGGTGCATGGATCGATGACAACCGCTCCATCCTGCACCTCGGTGATCGCCTCATCGTTGACGGCATCTCCCATTCCGTCATGGCCCCACCGCCATCACGCTTCAACTACCAGCGCCTCACATCCATCGAGATCCCCCTAGACATCACCCCACTCACCGATCACGAAGGCGCCGAACTCCTAGACATCGCCTCTCGCTTCCACTGGGAAGTCCCCGCATCCGGCATCCTCCTGGCCGGCTGGCTCGCACTCGCGCCCATCTGTGGTGCACTCTCCTGGCGCCCACACATCTGGCTCACAGCATCCGCAGGCTCCGGCAAATCCGCCATCCTTAACCGCTTCCTTGGCCCCATCCTCGAATCCCTCGCCCTATGGCCTGAAGGCAACACCACTGAAGCATTCATCCGCCAAGAACTGCGCTCCGACGCTCTCCCCGTCATCTTCGACGAAGCCGAATCCAACGAACAGTCCGACCGCAAACGCATTCAAGACATCCTCGCCCTAGCTCGCGTCGCATCATCCAGTGGCCGTGGGGTGATCGGTAAAGGTGGCGCTGACGGTGCCGCACAGCGCTTCACCGTTCGCTCCATGTTCCTCATGTGCTCCATTTCCACCGCCCTTAAGCAAGGCGCCGATCGCTCACGCTTCGCTCAGCTCACACTTCGTAACCCCTCCTACCTCCCTAAATCAGACCGCATCGCTCACTGGTCTGCCCTAGACGCTGACCTCACACGCATCATCACCACCACCGCAGGCCATCGCCTCCTTCACCGCTCCGTACGCTCCATATCAATCATCCGCGATTCAGTCGCTGCCTTTCGCCGTGCTGCCGCTGATCGCTTCGACTCCCAACGTGAAGGTGACCAGTACGGCACCCTACTCGCCGGTGCATGGTCCCTGATGAACCAGCACGTCGCCACCGAAGCCGACGCCTACACACTCATTGATCAGAACGATTGGCAGCCATACAAAGAAGCCAACGCCGAACCCGACGAACACCGCTGCCTCCAAACCATCCTTCAACATCAGCTCAGGGTTGAGACGGATCGTCAAGCCTTCACACGCACCATCGGCGAGCTTGTGGAAATCGCCAACCACACAGCCTCATCCATCGACATCACCCCAGATACCGCAGAGGCGCACCTCGGACGAATCGGCATCAAAACCGAAGATGGCAACCTCTTCATCTCCAACACCGCCAAGGGCATCGAGCGCATCCTGTCCGATACGCCATGGGCTCATAGCTGGGCAACCGTCCTCTCCCGCATCCCTGGAGCAGTTCGAGCAGGCGTGATCCGATTCAAAGGCATCGGTTCGGTCAGTCGAGCGGTTTCTGTGCCCATACGAACTATTCAAGGCTGAACTGTTCACGCTGCTACCGAAAACCGTTTCGGTGGTTACGTTGGGTGTTTCGCCTGTTTTTGAGTGGTGGGCTGCGATCTGGGGGAATTGTTACGCGTTACGCCGGCCAAGGGATACAGCCCCCCATAAAGGCACATACATCCACACCCACACCCCTCCACAGTGATACGTCCCCAACTCTCTCTTTACTTATACCTTTTCTTGAATAGGTGTAACAGTGTAACAGGAGGGCCTGTATTTGAGTGGGGGGCTTGGGTTTGGGGTGTTACGAATCTTGTAACGCCCTGTTTCGGGTGTAACGGCTTGCCTGGCCCTGCTGACACCTACCCAGACTGACCCTGGCGCCAATGGGACGCACGCCCCGCCTGCAGCGGGGTTTTACTCATGCTCGACATCCGCCTCGATACAACTGGTCTCGACCGCTCAATACGAGGGCTGGAGCTGCTCACCGAGAAGAACCTGCGCTATGCCAGTGGCCGTGCATTGCGCGACACCGTGATCAAGACCCAGGCTTGGCTCAAGGATGATCTGAAGACCAACCGCAGTAACCGCATTGAAGGCGGTGCCACAGCCTGGACCTACAACGCCACCTATCACGAACGACCCACACCTCAGAACCTAGTGGCTGAGGTTGGCCTGCGCACTGATCGGCCACGTGCTGCTGGTCGCTACATCTCTGTGCTCACGCAAGGCACAGAGCCACGCACCAAGGGCGCAGACCTGGCAGCTTCTGAACTTGTGGGCAGCAGGGTCACGATGGTCCCCACTCGTTCGCAGCGCAAGGACAGCAAAGGCAACGTCACACGTGCTGCCTACACCAAGGCGCTCACGGGCTGGGCGTCGATCAGGAAGACCGGCACGATGGTCAATCGTGCTAACCGGATCTTCATCATCCCGATCAAGGGTGGCCCAGGTCGCTACGGCATCTTCGAGCGCACAGGGCCTGGGGAATACAAGAGCTTTAAGGGAACGAAGCTCAAGTGGATCCTTGAACCAAATCCAAAGCGCAGAGCCAGCACCTACGACCTCAAGGGCGACCTGCAAGAGCAGGTGCGGATCTACTGGCCTGGTGAGATCGAGCGGTATGCACGGGCAGAGCTGGCAAGGGCTGGCTTTCGCTGAGAACCCTTAGTATCACTGGCATTCTCAATAAGGAAGCCAGCCTATTGATTCTCAATACGCCTCGCAAGTGAGAACCCTTGCGCTGCAACGGATCTGGGTCCTTCCTATTGAGGGTCGAGCGGTTAGTTCCGAC